AGTGTTACCTGCGTTACCGATCCAACGATATGCATCGTTGTACTTGTCGTAGACATAAATGACTCCTGAATCAAGTACACCGTAGGACGATGAATTGATAGAGTCTGCCCATGTTTTTGTTGCTGCTGCATCTGCAGTAGCGATTGGTGGTGATACGAACGCGACGCAATCCTTTCTTGCGGCCGCGACTGCGATGATAGTATTAGCATCAGTTGAGCTTACCGCTCCACCAATGATAAGGTTAACATCCAAAGTTTCTGAATCACCGAATGCGCTTGAGTAAAGTGCAGCTACACTGGATGGTGCAACATCAGTACCACCAGACAACGTAAACTCATCATCGTCAGTACCCGTTGCGCTTACTGCATCGGAACCAACCCATACCCATTTCGAGGTACGGTTAATTACGTCGTTGATATACTTGGATGATCCATCATCGTTTTTAGCTCCAGCCGTAACTGATAGATTAGCAAACTTTTCAAGAACAGTATTCGCTGAACCAGAAATGTCGCCATCCTCATCAAGTACGAGAACGTGTACTTCGCCAGCATCGGGTGCGATATCGAATTGGCCCTGCCAAGAGACAGAAGCTGCATCTGAATCAACGCCCCAAGAGGTATTCTTAATTACGACTACCTTTAGCGAGTTTCCAAGAGCTCCAGGATACTTAGCGATGAACTCGCCTGTACCTGTTAGTGTTAGCGAATCATAGTGGTCCTCATTCTTAACGAGAACGTTTGCGTCCCCAGAATCAGTACCGCTGTCCGCGTTAACTGCTGCGCCTACACCACGGTAGACTTTTAGGTTGTTTCCATACTGCAAAAATGATGCAGCATTAAGGAAATCATTATAGATTGTGGCGCTGGGTTCTCCGAATTTGTTGACCAATTCCTTTTCAGAACCAACAGTAACTACTTCTTCAACAGGGCCCCAGCGGAAATGTCCGGCAACGGCTCCTATTGATGTAGATACAGCTGGGACTACGCTGGTCAGATCAATTTCTTTGACCTCAACACCTGGGCTTACTAGAAATGCCATGTGCTTTTCCCCTCATTGAGTTTAATAGATAAGATTTTCATAATACGACGGTTTCTCATGTATTTATTTATAAATAATCATATCTCTAGTATAGACTACCTTCTTCGTCAACCTTCCACATATCCCCGCCTTCGTAGATATACTCAGGTTCACGGCCATCATCAACGACTCCGAATGGTACCATATCCTCTTCAATCATTTTAATCTGTTCCGCGTATATCATATCCTTAACGTTAATATCCGTCATTTCGTTAAAGAACGGGTTGGTGGAGAACCAACCAAATAACACTAGGTTCATCATTAAGTCGTCGTGGTTGTTATCGGAAGCCTCGTAGGAGGATCCCTTAGCAACGAAAGTAGACATCTCAATGATGGTATCCGCGTCAACGATCTCAATCTTAAACTGTTCGACTAAGTCTTTTATGTTTGAACAGCCAATTCGTTTGATCTTACGAGTCATAGTCACACCAATAGCGTTTGCTTTCACCATTGATTCTACATAACAGTTTTCGTACTCAAGATCATAATACAACCCGTTACATACGACCTGTCCTGCATCATTTGACTCAATAACCACATACGCTTCGTTAAAAGTCATAGCATATTTATAAATAATGTCAGGAAAGAGCAATGGAGAGATAACATTGTCACGATATACCGCCACCTGTTTGAAAGGTCGCACCGATATATCAATCACCGTAAAGGTGGAGTAATCCTGCCCTCTTCCCTTCGCTACATCAACGAACATCATGTACTGATGATCTCGTTGTGGTTTTTCGTATACCTTGACGTTGTCTTGAACGTATACTGGATTCTGCGCTTGAAGTTTTAATAGCGCATCGGCAGCGATCAGGGTGTTTCCTGTTCCGTGGAATGTGTTTCCAAATTCTTGGTTAAACTGAAGTTCAGATGTATTGGCAATGGTCTGTCTTTTCCATTCCTCATCCCTTCCTGGGACGTCCCACCAATCCACCTTGAATGATCTATAGTCATTGGTTGTTTGAACTGCGCCTTCCCAGATTCTATGAAATACGTTTCCGACTCCGTTTGCCGTTGACGTGATAATGACCTTGGTGTCTGCACCCGCTGACACAACTGGATATGTTGAGGTGTAAAACTCTGCGTCGTTCTCGACAAATGCAAATTCGTCAAGGAAGAGTAGGTTGACAGACATACCTCGAATTGAGGATCCTGATGTAGCGGCAGCGATAATACGAGAGTTATTAGAAAAGTCAATGTTGGATTTGTTTACAATTTTACAACCGGGTTGAAGAAAGAACGGAAGGTTCTCTAACATAATCGTAATACGCGCTAGCATTTCACGAGCGGTTGAACCTTTGTTCGCTAATACAGCAATAGTTTTTTCTGGATTAAAAACTGCATACCACAACAGATAGGTAACCGATGATATCGATTTACCCGACTGACGACACGCTAAAACAATCGAAAACCTGTGTTTGTTAAAATGCTTAAACATTTCTTCTTGATACGGATATAGGTTAAAAGGAACCAAACCCTCATCGAGAGAAATAATTTTACAGTACTTAGTCGCAAAGTATACGGGATCGTTCATACACTTTGCGTATTCTTTGATTTCTTCCTGAGTCCACTCTTGCTCGACACCATCCCTTTTAATGTTTGGGTTGCCGAGGTAGCCGAACTCGTTATTCGTTATTCGACTTTGGCTCATGATCTATAACTGCTTTTTCTTTTTTCTTATTATGTAACATACGCTGTAGATCCGTAGTGGATCCCACATAAACATTATTCTGAGTTAAGTTTGGCAACCTTTTATTAGGATCTAGTTTGATTTCCTTTTTCTTCTTTTGAAGATCCATCAATCTGTCGGTGATCTCTGCGTTCTGTTTCATCATGTTTGATAAAACCTCGAATGCACGAGGGTGCTCACTCTCACGAGCAAGTTCCATCATTAGATCGATTGCCTCATCACCCTTTTCTGCTAGGTTGTAATACTTAGCACGAGCGTATTCGTAATCGTCATCAATTTCTTTGGTAGGATTATCCGTCATACAACACCCAAGAATCCGAGGAAGAATCAACCGTTAGTGTGGCCGCAGAGGTTACCCCTGTAACTGTTTCGGTATCGGTAAATCTTCCATCTGGAGAATCAACCGTAATGGTCGATCCTGTCACTGCACTTATACGGCCAACTGTTCCTGATGTACTACCAGTGACGCTTTCGCCAACGGTAAATGTTCCTGAGCTTGTCGTGAATGATATCACAGCTTCGTCAGGAATTGGATTAATCAGTTCAACCTCAATATCATAGTCATCCGTTTCTTGAGCGGTACTAGGTGAGATATAAATCTTTTGTGTTTGGTATGGTTCATCATTAACAGTCATTTCAGTATCAGCGAACGTTGCATCGACTCTACGAATGATTCCCTTATCACTTAACGGCCCATAGAACCTTACACGAGTCTCAAACTCAAGTGTGTAAATAATGGCACGACGTGAAAGAAAATCACCCTCATAGTCATCAGACATTGTTACTGACTGAAGTACGAATGGCATATCAGACTTAAAATTATTTTGAACTTCCTTTACGGTTACTGTGTATTCCGGTTGGAAGTATGGAAGAATCTGCTCGAGTAGTTGTAATGCCTCGTCTTGATTCTTTGTCATAATGTTTAACTGCAGCCCCATACGATAACCAACTGGGTTAAGAATGGTTTGCTTTTTGGTCGGGTCAGAAGAAGCAAGTGTTCTAGTGACACCTTTTTGCAGTTTTGTGTTTGTGTCATACGTCATTGATATGATCTCAAACGACATACGAGGTAAACGAATCGCAAGCTTAGGATCGTTTAGATGTTTTTCGTCCTGAATCCTTGCAAGAAACTTTTGCCTAGGACCATACGCAAGAGGTACCTTGATGGTCGATATAACATTACCACTTCCGTTCTTTTTAACGACGGACATGTTATTGAACAGAGTACCAAAAACAGCTACCGCTCTTTTGATGTGTTCGTGATAGTAATGGCCTGAAAACATAATCTATTACTCCGTACTTGGATCGCCGAATGGATTAGATTCAGAGAAATCAATGATTGAATCTGCTTCGGTCTCAAAGTCTTCGTTCTGGGAGAGTGGCTCGTTTGGAATATCAAACCCGTCACTGCCAACCTTGTACACGGTAACGATAGACCAATCGTTGTTTGCATCAGTCAGGTGCGTGATCTTACCAATATTATTTGATAGGTCCGTCGGTAGGAAAGTCTTAGTGTCTCCTAGGCTTGACTGAACATCAACGACTTGGATCCTTGCCTGACGAGTAACCAATCCAGCGGCTTCCCGCGTTTCGTCAAACGTAGCAATCTCACCAGTGATCTTAACAGCGGCAATATCGGCGGCCGGTGAAGGAGAAATCGTAACACCTGGTTCAACTAGATAGCCATTGCCGGGGTCATCAATCGTAATACTTGTCACGACACCATCAGTAAGCACTGCGGTACCTATTGCGGTAGATCCGCTTGGAGGTGCCTCAAAGACAACAGAAGGAACTGACGTATAGCCAAATCCTCCATCGGTAACCGTTACGGTATCAACTGAGCTAGAAACCAGTGTTGACTGAGCTGATGCCGTTGATTCCTTGAAGGGAACGATTTGTTGCTCGATACGATCTCCTGGTGCGAATCCATACACGCCACCGTCGATAAGAAGTGTTTCTCGTGTTGCGTATATCTGCTCGAAACGATCGAGTTCTTCGATTGAAGTGTCGAATTTTTCTGAACCGTACTCAAACAGCTCACACTGCAATTCGTATGTAGGTAACTGACTTACTTGATAAAACGGCTTCTCGTGTTCAACGAACTTAATCTCAAAGAGTGATTTAGACAAAGGAAGATATACCAAATCGCCTTCTCTTGGTCTGTCCTCCCTAAGTGAGTTATCGGGAATGTCTACGAGCTGACCAAATCTTCTCTTAGCCACAACGAAGGTTGCTTGGTCCCTGATCTCAAGGCCAAACTTAGACATAAGGTTTCCTTCACCCTCAAATCCTTCGGTGTTAGCGATATACATCTCAATGGCGTAACTATCCTTGAACTCTGAGTAATCATCATTAAGAATCACGTCCTGAGTTATCTGTGACCTAGGAATATAATATACATCCTGGCCATACATCTGCAGTGCCTCAATTACGATATCCTCGTAGAGGTGCTGCTCTGTTCTAACCTTGGGTGAAAAGAATACATTCGTTGCCATGTGTTATCCCATGAAGAAATCTGGTGGCATTTCATACTTAAGCTGCATCTGTTCCTCGACCGCTGCGATCTCGGTTACAGCATCATCATACAGTTGTCTGCCGTTCAGGGTAACACCTCCTGGAAGTTGCATGCCCTCAAACTTAATTAGGTTTGCGCCCCATTGCTTTTTAATCAGAGCAACCGCATATCTCTTAAGGAACATATCGTTATATACATCGGTATGTGTATCAGGATCTACGATACGATAGGCATCAACGATGACGTAATCGTTCTCCTTAAGATCCTCTCCCCAGTCAGCATCAATGTACAATCTGTTCATATGACGGTTAAACCGAACCTGCTCGGTTCCGTTAAGCAACAGATCAATGGTACTCATGTACTGCTGAGTCTGATAATAATTCGATAGTGCACCAGCGTTTCGCAGATCAAAGATATCGTTTAAGTGAATCTGATAACGAGCATCAAACATATTGATTGAACTGTTCTCGTCGTTCAGTGGAAAGATTCTTTGAAC